CCCAATACTTGGATGCAGTCCCTACACAATCAATGTAGCAACAAGAGATGGCAAAAACCCTTTCCCATTCCCCATCATTCGCATGGGGACAAGAGTAAAGATTCCCAAGAGACCATTCATAAAAGCAATGCGAGGAGAAGATTAAAAATGAAGGAAAACATAATCAGAAAACTGGTCGGCGTTCTTGTTATTGTCGGTTTTGTAATCATTCTTGGTGCTGTTGGTGCAAGCGATTGCGGGACCATTGGTATCGCAGAAATGCTTGCAAGAGGCGTGTTCGGGTTAGCACTTATGGGTGCAGGGGCGTGGATCGGCGTAGCAAAGAAAATATAAAAGGAGGAAAAACAATGAAAACATTTAACATCGGTGACAATGTGTACATCAATCACCTCGGCAAGTCCGGCAAGGTCATAGACAAAATGTACAGCGAGGCATATGGCCAATATTTCTACGAGGTGGAGTGCGAAGGGACAAGCGCTCTTTACCAAGAGAATGAACTCTCATCTGCGAATGAGCAAGCCAAATATCACTTCACTATTGAGGTTCACGAAGGTGCTGTCATCGCAGTTCTTTATGAGACTATCGGGGACACCACAAGAGAGATCGAGCGAAATCACGGTCATGTGATGCACCAAGGAGCGTTGGGTGTTGCACAGGCTGCATCCTATGCTCTCAAGAAAATCTACACCAATATGGCAGGCGGTAAAATGCTGTGCTACAACGCAGAGGAGAATAGATATGAGTGATTTGTTCAGAAACTTTATCAACATCGTCTCCCAGTACGGAGAGGTGACGGATGCACACTTCTATGACTTCCACTACATAACCGCAACAGTTCGCACGGATGCAGGAAAAACACTCAAGTTCACAGTTGATATTGGGGAGGACGAAAACAATGATTAAATCTTATTCCGAAATGCGTAAAGTCGATGTCACGCCCTACATCGAGCAGAGAGACGGCGCAGACTATCTCAACTGGGCAAAGTGCAAGGAGCTTTTGCACGATAACGGCGCAGAGGTTGTGTACTTCGAGCCGTGCGTAAATGCAAACGGTTCCTCACTGTTTATGTCGGATCAGACATTCACCGATTCCAAAGGCAACACCAATCGTTGCTACGAGGTAAGAGTCCATATCGTCATTGATGATTTGGAGTTCGATGCTCAGTATCCGTTAATGAACGGAAGCAACCCTGTTAAGGACAACTCGATGAGCCAACAACGAGTGTGGAACGCTCAGACCCGTGCCTTCGTGAAGGGGGTCGCTATGAGAACTGGTCTCGGCTTCAATCTGTGGCTCAAGAATATGGAGGAGCAGAACACCGAAGAGGATCTCAGTAAGCACAATCTGTTTGCCATCAAAGAGCGTATGCAACAGGAATATACGATGGCTATCCGAAACAAGCGTATGTCAACCAAAGACATTGCGGATGCCTGCGGAATGACCGAGGATGAGGTTAAGGTTGTGTTCACCTACTTCGACCAGCTTGACCGCTTTGAGAAGAAGTTGATGTCCTTATGATTGCCAGTAAAGACAGAGGCGGGTTCTTCGGAGCAAGCGATACGGACAAGGTCATCGGCAACTGGAAGACAGACACATGGATGAAGTGGTGGCTTCAGAAATTGTCCATCAACAATGACCATTTTGAGAATGTGTACACACTTGCAGGAACTCACTTTGAACATCGCATTCTCGAGAGCCTCGGTATTCTTATGGAGTTTGACAAGCAGATTATCATTGAGGATCTCCTACTTAGGGTCAACCTTGATGGAAATACAAACGATTGCATATACGAGTGCAAGACCTTCAAGGCAGAGAAGGGGTTCAAACTACCGCCGAGATACATCAACCAAGTGCAGGTACAGATGTTCGCATCTGGTATTCGTCAAGCAGAGATTGTTGCCTATGGCTTGGAGGAGGCGGATTACAACAACTTCTTCAGACCGATAGACCCCAACAGGTTACAGCGACACCGTATCAATTATGATCCTGCGTGGATAAACACCAAGTACCTGCCGAAATTGAAAATCCTCGGTGACTGCTTAAAGAGAGGGGTGCTACCAAATGAAGCTATTATTTGACAAAGCACAGTGGATGATGTCCGCTGACGGTGCCTACCTTATGATCCGAACCAACCGCCGTGATGCAACCGCTTTCTGTGATGAGATGAAGGAAGGCAAGGTATATGAGGCTGACATCAAGGAGCATCGCAAAAAGCGAAGCCTTGATGCGAATGCATACGCTTGGCTTCTTATCGGTAAACTCGCCAACAAGGTAGGTCTTCCAAAGGAGGAGGTTTACAGAGAGTTCATCAAGGATGTGGGTGGCAACTACGAAATCTTCCCCATACGCAACGATGCTGTAGAAAAGTGGATATTCAATTGGAGGCAGCGTGGAGTTGGATGGGTGTGTGACATCCTTGGTGAGAGCAAACTGGATGGATACACCAATGTGATTTCCTACTACGGCTCTTCCTCCTATGACAGCCTGCAAATGTCCAAGCTCATCAACCTCATACAAGAGGATTGTAAGCAATGTGGCATCGAGGTGATGACACCCGAAGAACTGGCGTTGCTGATGGATGGGTGGGCATCATGAGTAAAGCCTCCAAAGCCTGCGACATATCCCCCACCGTCCGCAAGGAAGTGATGGATCGTGACGGAGGTCGGTGCATCATCTGTGGCTCGATGCAGGGCATACAGATAGCACATTACATATCCAGAGCAAGACTTGGTCTTGGGATACCGCAGAACTTAGCGTGTATGTGCCTGCTTTGCCACGCAGAGATGGACAACGGCAAATATCACACGGAATATCAAAACATCTTTAAAGGGCATTTGCAGGCAAAATATGACCACTGGGATGAGACAGAACTTACATACAAGAAATGGAGATGATGATATGAAGGTAACGCAATGCGAGAGAATCATTCGGCACCTTAACGATTTCGGGACCATCACCTCAAGGGAGGCGATGATTGAGTACGGCATCTATCGGCTGGCTTCTCGCATAGCAGATTTGAAAAAGCAAGGATACCAGTTCGACACAACTTTTGACAGTAGCAAAAACCGCTATGGTGAGGTCACACACTTCGCTGTGTATCGTCTCACCGCTACACCTAACACATAATGAAAAGGAGAAATCAACTATGAACAGCACCAACATCTCGGGCAGACTTACTGCCGAGCCGGAACTGAAACACACGCAGAGCGGAGTTGCCGTCTGCTCCTACACATTGGCGGTCGACCGACCGAAAGTTAAGGACACAACGGATTTCCTCAATTTTGTCACTTGGCGGCAAGGCGCAGAGTACCTTTGCCAATACGGCCATAAGGGCGATATGGTGGAGGTCACAGGCTCGCTCACAAGCCGCCAATGGCAAGACAACAACGGCAACAACCGCACCGCCTACGAGGTGGTTACGGATACCGTGAAAATCGTCTCCAGATCGCAGAGCAATCAGAACAGTAACGCTCAACCTCAGTTCCGCCCTCAACCCCAACCACAGAATGACTACATCGTCATCACCAACGATGTGGATCTTCCGTTCTGAGGAGGGATGAAGGGTGATACACCTCGGTGACATAACAAAAATCAGTGGCGTGGACGCTCCTACAGTCGATGTGATTGTAGGAGGCAGCCCCTGCCAAGACCTCTCCATCGCAGGCAAGAGAGCAGGACTTGATGGTGAACGCTCTGGCTTGTTTATGGAGCAGATAAGAATCATAAAGGAGATGAGAGAGCATGACAGACAACTTGGAAGGGCAGGAGACATGGTTCGACCAAGATATATGGTTTGGGAAAATGTCCCCGGAGCCTTTAGTTCAAACAAAGGTGAGGACTTCCGAATCGTCCTCGAAGAGACGGCAAAAGTCGCAGACAAAGATGCCTCTATTCCTATGCCTAATGTCGGGAAATGGCAAACAAGCGGATGCATCGTGGGAGACGGGTGGAGCATTGCTTGGCGAGTTCTCGATGCACAGTTTTGGGGAGTCCCCCAACGCCGCCGTAGAATCGCACTTGTCGCAGATTTTGGAGGTCAATCCGCACCCGAAATACTGTTTGTCCGCCAAAGCGTGTCAAGGTATATTGAACAGGGCATCTCGAAGGGGGAAACAACTTCCTCAAATGCTCAAGGATGCACTGGAGCAAATGATATCTTCTGCATCGATGGAGACAAACTGAACAAAAAAGAGCGCAAGGGCGGTAGCGGTATAGGCTACAGAGAAGGAGACAAGCAATACACGCTCACGGCAAAAGATGTACATGGAGTCGCTTACTCTTTTGAGCCGGGCATTGCAAGTAGAGAAGGTGGTCACATATATGAGAATGTGAGTGGTACTTTACGAGCCAATGCAGGTGACAATCAAATGGCGGCCGCTTACACGCTGAAGATTAGCTCTGGATGCGAAGGTGGAGGCAAAGGGGCGTTGATACAGGCTGAAAAGTCTGCAACGCTGTCCACCTTGCAGGATCAAACTCTGTTTCAGCCTGTGTACTCCATTGAAAACCATCCTGCGGACAGCCGTGTGGATATCGATGAGAGTGGCAAAGTACAGACCCTCACTTCTCGTATGGGAACTGGTGGCGGTAATGTGCCTATGGTTATGGAACAGGTAGCGTTCAGTAAAAGCAAGAGAGCGCAGTCTGCCACCGACTATGAGACTTGGCAGGAGAGTGACACAGCAAACACCCTCAACACCTTTGACCAAGGGGATGTCAGAACGAACGAGTGTATTGTCGCTTTAGATAGAGCCTCTTTCAATCAAGGAAAAAACGCTCAGTTCGATATTGGTGTCAGCGAAAACGGAATAGCACAATCTCTCGTTGCAAAAGGTCCCGGCGGAGTGTGCTATGCCGTAGACCAAGGTGGCGGTAAATCTCAAGCGAATGTACAGGAAGGCATATCCCCCACGCTTACCTGCACTCACGGCGGTGAGCCTGCTGTGTGCTACAGTTTCGACAGTTTAGCATCTAACAGTATGAAGTCTTCCAACCCTTATAGCGGATGCAGAGAGGTGGATGTGGCAAAGACCTTGGACACAACGAACCCAGATCCGAGCAAGAATCAAGGCGGTATGGCTGTTGTGGAGCAAGTATATACCATAGGGAACGGACAAGTTGACCAAACCGACCTCCACGAAAAAGCGGGTACGCTTAACTGTAGTTTGAACTGCAACAATGTTGTCCGCACCAGATATATTGTCCGCAGGCTTACTCCGTTAGAATGCGAGAGACTCCAAGGGTACCCCGATGGGTGGACGGACATTGGAGAGTACACAGACTCCAGTGGCAAAAAGAAGCAGTCCTCGGATGCAGCTCGATACAAGGCTCTCGGCAACAGCATCGCAATCCCTCCGTGGAAATGGGTTATGAAGCGTCTGTGTGCATGTTATGAGCGAGATGCTACCTTGGCTTCACTCTTCGATGGTATAGGAGGTTTCCCTTACATATGGGAGCAACTTAATGGCAAAGGATCTTGCCTGTGGGCATCGGAGATTGAAGAGTTCCCGATTGCCGTCACGAAGGTGAGAATTGGAGAATAACCAAACACCCCTGTGGGTGGCAACATCCACAGGGGAATACATAGAAAGGAGTGGTGGCGTTGGCAGAACGCAGGATGTTTGCAAAAACAATAGTTTTATCTGATGCCTTTTTGGATATGCCATTGAGTGCCAGATGCCTGTATTTTACCCTTGGTATGCTTGCGGATGACGATGGCTTTGTAAATAGTCCAAAGAGCATTATGAGGCAAGCAGGTGCATCTGTAGATGACTTGAATCTGCTTATGGCAAAACGATTTATTCTTGCCTTTGCCAGTGGCGTGATAGTCATAAAGCACTGGAGAATCCATAATTACATCCAAAAAGACAGATACAAAGAGAGCAAATACTTAGAGGAAAAAGCCTCACTTACAGTGGATCAAAATGGTGCGTATACAGAATGTATACAGGATGTATCCGCTTTGGATACACAGGATAGGTTAGGTAAGGATAGTTTAGAGATAGAGTTAGGAGAGGATAATATATCTTCGGCTACGCCTCCGAAACCCTCCAAACATAAGCACGGTATGTATAACAATGTTCTTCTCACTGATGAGGAATACATCAAACTACAGGCAGAATTCCCACACGATTATACAGACCGCATTGACAGACTGTCGGAGTATATCGAGTCTAAGGGTGCTAAGTACAAGAGCCATTATGCCACTATAAAGGCGTGGGCAAGGAAGGACAAGCCTAAAGTTCAAAAGAGCAGTAACCCATTCTTGGATATGCTGGAGGAGGAAGGCTATGAATAGAGAAGAGTCAATCAAACTGCTTGCACTCATCAAAGTAGCCTATCCCACAGCATACAAGGATATGGACACCTCATCAAAGCAGGCAACAGTTAATATGTGGCACGGGACCTTTCATACTGTTCCATATGCAATTATGGAGATGGCATTCGACAGTTTTAGGAGAAGCAGCAAGTTTCCGCCAACAATTGCAGAGATGTACGATGAGCTGAAGGGTCTGTACTACAGGGCGTTGGGCGATATATCGATGGCAAAACAGATTGGAGATACGAAGGCTGTAGCAAGGTGCAGGTATGTGATAGACCAAACATCGCAATATCGTTGCTCATCAGACAGAGGTCTTAATTATGCAATGATAAGCGACAATTTGTTAGAACATTACGCCGATGCACCAATGCTTGAAGGAGGATAACAATGGTCGAATATGAAAACGAGTGTGTAGGCTGTCCACCAGAGATAGGATGTCTCGGCGATGCCTGCCCCAACAGAAGTGTCCCTCATTACTACTGCGATGAATGCAATAGCGAGATGGGCGAGGTCTATGATGTCGATGGCGAGGAACTCTGCGAGGATTGCCTCAAAAAAAGATTCTTAAAAGGAGCGTAACAGTATGGTTATCAAAGTTATGTTGGACGATGGCGCAAAGATGCCCACAAGAGCGCACGAGGCGGATGCAGGATATGACCTGTACTCCCCCGAAGACTGTAGGTTGTTTGGTCAAGACAGTGCTGTTATCGACACTGGCGTACATATTCAAATCCCCAAGGGGTATGTTGGCTTCCTCAAATCTAAGTCCGGCTTGAATGTAAAATATGACCTCACTGGCGAAGGTGTTATCGACAGCGGGTACACAGGGAGCATCCGAGTCAAGCTCTACAACAACGGTGACTACTATCGTGAGATTAAAAAGGGAGACAAGATTATCCAGTTAGTCCTCCTCCCCATCATCACACCCAGCCTTGAACTGGTTGATGAGTTTGAGGAGACCGATAGAGGAACTGGCGGATTTGGGAGTACGGGCAGATGAGAACGATGGATGAACTTAGGCAGTTATCTGATGAGGAACTGCGGGAAATAGCACTCCAAAAGAACAGCAAAGGCTGTTACACCATAGAGGCAGATATGGCTCAAAGGGTAAGACAAGAGCGTAGCGGATACTGGGTTGGAGTTCCACGAAAGCCTATGGATGATTTTGAGAAGGCTATGTTCGAAATGGAGCAGGAACCTTCCAGTATAACCCAAAAGAGATGGAGGGGCAAATGAAAATGACCGATATGAGAGAACGGCTGATAGAGTTAATATCGCAAGTGCAGTATATGGGCGGCTTGGAGAGCAAACTTGCCGACCACCTTATAGCAAACGGCGTTATCCTGCCGCCTTGTGAGGTGGGCGATACGGTGTGGTATGAACTGTACGGAGAAATTGAGTCTGCTGTTATTTATTCTTGCGTTGGAGTCTTAAAAAAACAAGGACTTGAAATAACTGACGCAAACGCAAAAAGTAGTGACGGGTTAGAAGTTGCATTCAATGGAAAGTGTATCGGCAAAACCGTATTCCTCACCCGTGAAGAAGCGGAAAAAGCATTAAAGGAGCGTGAGCAGGGATGACCGATAACGAGATTATCAAGGCTTTGGAGTGTCTGCGAGGGAAACAGACATTTTGTAGAGAGTGCAAATATTCTGCCCATTTACATTATAGGGAATGTCAGCAGGCGGCGGCACAAGATGCCCTTGACCTTATCAACCGCCAAAAGGCAGAGATTGAGAGGTTGAATGAAGTTGTGGAACGGATACAGCATCATTGTAGACAACTTTGTATATTAGAAGCAAAGCAAGTAAACAACATCAAAGCCGAAGCAATCAAAGAGTTTGCGGAGAGGTTGAAAGATGAAATGGAAAGTAAGGCGTGGGTTGAGTACGAAACTTATGATGGATTTTTACGAGATTTCTACGATATTACCGAAACGCATATAGCCATCGACAACCTTGTAAAAGAAATGGTAGGTGACAACAATGGCTGAATATATCGAGCGTAAAGCATTGCTGGCTGATTTGCGAGGGTCTTACGATGACCTAATGCAGATTTATAACGGTCTGCAATATGACGAGGAAAGGCGTATCTGTTCGGGGGAACTTGTCACCTTTATGGAGTGCATTATGCGAGTTAAGGATGCTCCCACCGCCGATGTGGTAGAGGTACGGCACGGGAAAGTTGTTGTATTAGACCACGATGAATGGTGGAGCTGTGTTTATAAGTGCTGCGATTGTGGCGGTGAATGGATGCTTGAGCCGAACAAGCCAGCAATATGTTGTCCGTACTGTGAAGTTCGGTTGGACGGAAAGGGTGAGGGATAATGGGATACAGACATTATTTTTACGGTCTCCCAAAAGCTCAGATTGGCGAAATCAAGCAATGCAAGACAAACGAAGAATTTTGCGATTGGGCAGAAAGCAAAGGGTATGAAGTCGAAAGATATGATGGCGAAAAACCGTGGGTTTCTGTTTATAAAATTGGCAGAGAACTCTGCGAATTTGGCAAGTATGTAGATTGGGCGTTTGATATGCAAGAAAATAACGAGAGCATATTTGGCAACCAAGAATTGAAAGAACGGTACTCGGATTATGCCCCTGTGATATGCACAAAAGAAGATTTCCTTTTTGCGATTAACAAATACAAAGAAAAAGTTGTCGCATATTATAAGGGTCTTTTAGAGGGGGATAAAGAGAGCAGATTGCCTATCGAAGAAAGGTGGAAACGCCACATAGAAGGGCAATTAACAGAGTGGAAAAACGGGTTTGGGTATTGCGCTGTTAATACTGACTTGTCAGCAAAACGCATTACTGATAGCTGGCTTTACGAATATGCAATTTTCGAGCTGGTAAGAGTCTACAAGACATTTGATTGGCAAAACAATACTCTTGTTTTGCTTGGTTGGTGAAAGGACGGTGCAGGCAATGGCTAACAAAATTGCAACGCAAAGAGCAATGAGCCAATATGAGCAAGGACAATGGGATATGTTTGAAAGCATTACCAGCATTTACAACGGAAAACAGATGTATGGACTACAAGATTGTGGAATGGCATATAGTCGACAATCACACAAGTGTATGTCTGTAAAAGAAGCGTATGGCGAGTTTCTTGACCTAATTGGTGATTAAAGGAGTGACAACAAATGAGCAAAAAACTGGCGGACATTATGAGCCAACAATACCGCAAAGGACTTCAAGACGGCGGTTTATACTGGACAAGCGTTATGCCCCTTGCCATCCACAATCTATATGGGTGGACAAGCGCCTTTGACAAAATTGAGGAAGAGATGAAAAGGATTGATGACGAGATGAAAGCCAAAGAGAACGGCAAAAAGCCGGAAAAAGAGTGCATCAACGATAGGTCTTATGCGCTGATGAAATATATCCGTCAAATCCGTGGCAATGACTACTACACAAAGGAGGATTAATGATGAAAAAGGGAGATATAATTGCGTGTGCGGTCTGTGGTAAAGAGTTTATAGCACAACGGCATAACCACAAGTATTGCTGTGAGAAGTGCAAGTACGAAGGGAATAACCGACAAATGCTATTGCGGAAGAAACTTTATCGAGAAGAAAAAAAGAAGAAGAAAAAAGCATCTGCGGATATTATGCCGTGGTCAGAGGTTATTGCAATCTGTAACAAACATAACATTTCCTACGGCAAAGCAAAAGCAAAAGGTCTTGTGAAATAGTCCAAGTGAAGGAGGTGATGCCTATGTCGAAAAGATATGTATCCAAAGAGGTGGACTGCCCTTTTTATCACTCAGAAGGTAACCAAAAGATATACTGTGAGGGTGTGGAGGAAGACACTTCTATACACTTAGCCTTCGCCTCGTCCACATTGATGCAAGACTACAAAGAAACATACTGCTGTGACGAGTTTGGAAACTGTCGCATAGCAGATATGCTTTACAGGAAATACGAGGAAGGTGATGACGATGAGTAAGTACCATAGCAAGAAGGTTGTGACCGATGATGGCATCACATTCGATTCGAGAAAAGAAGCCAATCGGTGGTGGCAGCTTAAACTGATGGAGAGGGCAGGACAGATATGTAACCTCAAGAGACAGGTAAAGCGTGAACTCATCCCCTCTCAGTACATAGACGGAAAATGTGTGGAGAGAGCCGTAACATATACCTCGGATTTTGAGTATGATATGTTGGTCCCGCCTCGGCAAAAGACCGTTATGGTTGAGAAGGAAGCAAAGCAAATGGTTCATGTGGTGGAGGATGTCAAAGGGGTTAGGACGCAGGAGTATATTCTCAAGCGTAAGTTGATGTTTTATATCCACAGGATCAGAATTAAAGAGATATGAGGGGGCAATGCCTCCTCTTTCTTTTTTGAGGGGGGTGGATTTAGTTTGGCACCCTTTATTAGATATACTTTTCTCATAGGAAAGGAAGGAGTTTCATGTGGATTGGGACAAGCTGAAGAGGGAATATATTGCAGGCGGTACGAGTTACAGAAAACTCGTAGATAAGTACGGCGTTCCTTTAAGCACATTAAAGAGGATTGCCCACGATGAAGACTGGGTTGGCTTGAGAGAACAATGCAAAGCCAAATCAGCCACAAAAATCGTTGAAATAGAGTCGGATAAAAATGCGGAGCGGATGAGACGGCTTCTCAAGGTTTCTGATGACCTACTGGATGCGGTTGAAGAGGCTGTCCGCTCGTTGAAAGTGGAAGACTTGCTTCTTGATAGGCAATTACTCAAATCGTTGTCCGGCACGATTAAGGACATCCGTGATATTCAAAGCATCAAGACCGAACTGGATATTGAAGAGCAGAAGGCTCGGATTAAAATCCTCCAAAAGCAGGCACAGGATGAGGACAGTTCAAAAGAGGTTGTGGTCAAAATTGATTCTGTTGTTGAGGAGTACAGCCGATGAAGACTATGACAGTCTTGCCACCAAGCGAAAAGCAGAAACTCTTTCTTAAAGCAAGTACAAAGCATATCGGCTTTGGAGGCGCTCGTGGCGGTGGTAAGAGCTGGAGTGTAAGAACCAAAGCCAAGCTACTCGCTATGAGATATGGGGGCATTCGCATTCTCATTGTGCGTAGAACATATCCAGAGTTGATAAACAACCACATAAACATACTGAGGACGGAACTGCTTGGCTTTGCCAAATACAATGACAAAGACAAAGTATTGAAGTTTAGGAACGGCAGCACCATAAACTTCACATACTGTGCAAAAGATTCGGATCTTGACCGTCTTCAAGGTGTTGAATATGATGTCATATTCCTTGACGAGGCAACACAACTGAGTGAGTTTCAGATGAAAACCATAACGGCCTGTCTGCGAGGAGTTAATGATTTCCCAAAGAGAGTGTACTACACCTGCAACCCCGGAGGACAGGGTCACGGGTATATCAAGCGGATATTTATTGACCGCAGATATGAGGACGGAGAAGTCCCCGAAGATTACACTTTCATTCAGTCCTTAGTAACCGACAACAAGGTGCTGATGGAGAGTCAGCCAGACTACATCAAACAGCTTGAAGCACTCCCTCCAAAGTTGAGGGAGGCTTGGCTGTATGGTAACTGGGATATATTCGAGGGTCAGTTCTTTGAAGATTTCGTTGACCGACCCGACCATTACCAAGATAGACAGTGGACTCATGTCATCGACCCCTTTGAGATTCCCGATGGATGGCAGATATACCGCTCCTTCGACTGGGGTTACAACAAGCCATTCTCCTGTGGATGGTGGGCAGTCGACTATGATGGCGTGGTATACCGCATCCTTGAGTTATATGGATGCACCAAGACCCCCAACGAGGGTATCAAGTGGCCTCCCCCAAAAGTGTTTGAGGAGATACACAGGATCGAGTCAGAACACAGATGGCTCAAGGGCAAGAAAATCATAGGCATAGCAGACCCTGCCATATGGGATGCAGAAACAGGCGAGTCCATAGCAGATGTAGCATCCAAGTACAGGGTTTACTTCCAACCGGGTGACCACCAAAGACTTCCCGGTTGGTTGCAAATGCATTATAGGTTCGCTTTTGATGAGAACGGCTACCCTATGATGTACATATTCAGCAACTGCAAAGCGTTCATACGGACAATACCTCTCCTGCTCTATGATGAGCATAAGCCAGAGGATCTTGACACAGATGGAGAAGACCATGTGGCTGATGAGGTGCGGTACTTCTGTATGAGCAGACCTATTAAGCCGAGAATGGCAGGCAAACCCGATGAGTACATTAACAACCCTATGAACATCTTCTTGGATATCCCCAAGGAAATGGTCAGAGAGAGGGCAACAAGACCAAGGATGGAGATTATAGGAGGCAGCGATGGCGATATTCAACCGTAAGAAAAAAGAGAATACAGAGCCGGAGCAGAAGGGACAGCATCAGCCTACCAATGAGGAACAGATGATGCGTAGACAGTCTGCTCCTCAACCTACCATTATGGATGAGGTTCGCAAGCGAATGGTTCAGCAAGGAACTGACGGTGCCATAGACGGCTTCAAGGCTCTTGCCCAAGTCATTGGCAGAGAGCAGGTGCAACACGCCAACCAAATCCTTCAGAAGTACAAGGAAGGCAAGGCTAACCTTGAGAAGCGCATCGTGGACAATGAGCAGTGGTACAAGCTTCGTCACTGGGAGTGTATGAGAGATAAGCAGAACGATGTACAACCGACTTCTGCGTGGCTCTTCAACTGCATTGCCAACAAACACGCTGATGCAATGGACAACTTCCCCTCCCCCAACATCCTTCCTCGTGAAGAGGGTGACAAGGCAGAGGCTGAGATGCTGTCCTCCATCATCCCTGTTATCCTTGACCAGTGTGAATTTGAGCAGACCTACTCCGATGTGTGGGACTACAAACTCAAAGCAGGCACTGGTGTATATGGTGTCTTTTGGGATAAGTCCAAGATGAATGGACTCGGTGATATTGCCATCAAGAAGATTGACCTAATCAATCTGTTTTGGGAGAGTGGAATCACCGACATTCAAAGGTCCCGAAATCTGTTTCATGTAGAACTGGCAGACAATGACCTCTTGCTTTCTTCATATCCTCAACTGGAGGGTAAACTGGGCAAGTCTACTATGGATATCACCAAGTATGTCTATGACGATACTGTGGATACCAGTAACAAGTCCGTTGTGGTTGACTGGTACTACAAGAAGCACCAAAACGGCAAGACAGTCCTGCACTACTGCAAGTATGTCAATGATGAGGTGCTGTTCGCCACAGAGAATGAGGCTCAGCCTGTGACCGATGAGATGGGCAACATCATCAGACCCGCTATGGCTGAGACAGGATGGTATGACCACGGCTTGTATCCCTTCGTGTATGATCCTCTCTTCTCTGTTGAAGGCACTCCCTGTGGCTTTGGCTACATTGATGTAGGCAAGGATGCACAGGGGTATATCGATAGAGGCAACCAAGCCATTATGCGGAATATGCTTGCAAACGCCAAGCCGAGACACTTTATCCGCAACGATGGTTCTGTCAATGAAGCAGAGTATGCTGACACCAACAAGGACTTCATTCATGTGGATGGCAACCTTGGGCAAGACAGCATTCTTCCTGTGCAAGGCAAACCTCTCAATGATATCTATGTGCAGGTCATTAACAACAAGATTGATGAACTGAAGGAGACCACAGGCAACCGAGACATCTCCACAGGCGGTACTACAAGCGGTGTCACAGCAGCATCTGCCATTGCCGCTATGCAAGAGGCAGGCTCGAAACTGTCGAGAGACAACAACAAAGCCTCCTACAGAGCATTCCGCAAACTGTGTCTTATGGTCATCGAGTTGATTCGCCAGTTCTATGACCTTCCTCGTTGCTTCCGCATTATGGGAGAGAACGGTGCGGCTCGGTATGTACAGTACAGCAACGCAGGTATCCAGCCTCAAATGCAAGGCATTGAGATGGGCGTGGATATGGGATACAGACTACCTCTGTTTGATGTCGAGATTACTGCTCAAAAGCAAAGTCCCTACAGCAAGATGTCGCAGAACGAGTTGGCGCTTCAGTTCTTCGGTGCAGGGTTCTTCAATCCTCAGATGGCTGACCAAGCGCTCGCTTGCATAGATATGATGGACTTTGACCGCAAACAGTTCGTGATGCAGAAAATTGCTCAGAACGGCGGTATGTATCAGCAGATGATGCAGATGCAAAAGCAGATGCTTATGCTTGCTCAAATGGTTGACAGAGACCACGGCTCTAACCTTGCAGAACAGATTGCAGCGGGTATCACTGGTGGCGCTCCTGTGGCTCCTATAGATGGAAATCTCGCAGGCAATGTAGGTGAAACCGAGGCTCTTGGTGGCAAAGAAGCAGAAGCAACGAATACCAAGAAGGCAAGGCAGAGAGTGGCTGAGTCCACTTCTCCCACATAAGGAGGACGCATGATACAGGCACGATTCGAGAAAAGTGAAGACGGCAAGACCCTCATTTTGACCGTTAAAGGACACGCAGGGCAGGCTGATGTGGGGCAAGACATTGTATGTGCCGCCGCATCAATCCTTGCTTATACAGTCGCACAGGTGGTCAAGACGATGCACGATGAGGGCAAGTTGAAGAAGAAACCCAACATTCGCCTTGAAAGTGGCGATGCCGTCATCACCTGTAAAGCCACAAAGCAGTATTATGCGGAGGCATTGCATACTTACTCCGTAGCACAGGTGGGATATGCCCTGCTTCAGCATAACTACCCCGACTATATGCAGTTAGTAAAGTTTGGTATGGCGTAAGCCTTAACATAAACCAACGGATCGCCCACGAGAAGGGCAGAAAGGAAGACAGTTATGTCTATTAGCGAATCCATCCGCCATATCGATCTCCAGCTCTTTGCAGAAGGAGCAGGTGATGGTGGCACAGGTACTGGCGGAACAACGGGCGTAACAGGGGAAGCCGCCGTTCCTCAAACCAAAGGCGCAAAAAGTAATCCTCTTGCTGATGTCAAGTATGGCATCCAAGACGATGAAGCACAGAACGCCTCTGTGCAACAGACTACCGTGGATACTCCAGACCGCAACGCAGAGTTTGAGAAACTCATCAAAGGTGAGTACAAAGACCTCTACGATGCAAGGGTACAGGAGACCATCCAAAAAAGGCTCAAAGGGACAAGGGAAACTGTGGAGAAGTATGAAGCTCTCTCCCCTACTCTTGAGATGCTTGCTAAGAAGTACAATGTCGATGTGAATGACATCAAGGCTCTCAATGCAGCCATCGAAGAGGATGATGCGTACTATGAGGAAGAGGCTCTCGAAAAGGGCATCACAGTGCAGCAACTCAAGGAAATCCGAAAGATGGAGAAGGAGAACGCAGAACTCAAGCGTCAGATGCAGGAACAGAGTGCGAAGGAGAATGCTTCCAAACTCTATGCATCGTGGATGCAACAGGCTGAGCAAGCCAAGGCTGTGTATCCCACCTTCGACCTTCGTGCGGAAATGCAGAACCCTCGTTTTGTTGACCTTCTCCGTAGCAATGTCGATGTGCGTACCGCTTACGAGGTACTGCACAAAGACGAAATCATTCCGGCAGCGATGCAGTTTACGGCCAAAACTGTTGAGCAGAAACTCACGAACAAGATCATTGCCAATGGTGCAAGACCTGCGGAGAACGGAATCAATTCCCAAAGTGCAACGGTAGTTAAGAGCGATGTGTCACAGCTCTCCAAGGCGGATAGACAAGAAATCATCCGCAGAGTCCAACGAGGAGAGAAGATACGATTCTAATCTATCGGCTCTCCTACACATCTTTGTTTTATATGTAAAGGAGAGTAACTATGAACGCTTATTTTAACCTTCAGCTTTTTGCTACGCTGAACACCAATGTCACCACGGCTACTGAACTGACCGCCGAGATGAAGACCTTCTACGATATGACCCTTATCGATGAAGCG